ATAGATACGTGAGTAGTTACACCATCTGATATATGTAAATGCCCATCTGCTGCACTTTTTGCTGTTACAGTATAATAATAAACTATACCCACTGTAAGAACGCCAGCTTGCTTTAAGATACCATCATCTTCGGAGTGGAAAGGTAAAAATCCAAAACCATCAGCGATTGTTGCACTATAAATTTTTGTCCAACCACTATCTGTATCAAATCCAGGATTGGCGAGTGACTCATCACCCAATCCTGTATTAGCTCCATCAAGTATATAAGATTGTTGCCCTCTATGTCCATCCTGCATAGGATACCATAGTTTAAGATTGGATTCTGTGAGAGAAGTACCACTATTGTTTAATGCTAATTGTTCAGGATTGAGATAATCATAGGTAACATCAGATTGAGTCCACACAGAGTCCCAGATTTGGAAATCTGATATTGCCCCATTGAGAAACTCTTCTTGTGATGCAAAACCCCTTCTTCCTATAATCACTTTAGGGTCATAAGAGTCAAATCCTGCTGGCCCAGTTCCCCCTGTAACTCCCTGATTACTGCCACTGCCGACCAAAACTCCATTAATATATAGTTTCTGTTCATAATTATCCATTACAGCAATAACTCTATACCAAGTATTTATTTGTATACCTGTTGAATAATAAGTGTCATCTCCACCATCAATATCGTCATAAATATTTATTACACCACCACTAGCTGAATCAAACCTAACTCCCCATCCATTACTAGTATTTTCATATAGATTCCAAATATATTGAATGTCAGAAATAGTTGCTGTTTTTGCCCAACAAGCAACTGTTATATTATTTGTTATGCCATAAGATGTATTAATATCAGTGACACCTTCTAAGCTATCACTAACCCCATCAAACTCTAATCCTCTGCCTGAATATATTTGTCCGTGATTGTTGTTACCAGAGGTATCTAATGCTCTTGCTCTTGTTGGTTTTTGAATTTTTTGTATAGTAACGTTAATTGGCATTATACTAGCGTCCCGTGATTTGAGCCGTGAGAATCTTTGACTCCACCTATGCCAGCAGTCCCATCAGTATCAGTTTCTGCATCTAAATTCCACCAAGCTTGAAGCCCACCCTTATATGATTTTTCATCTGACGATAACTCTGCATAACTTTTATTCATAATAGATTTTACCTCCGCTTGGTCTAAAAGACCAGCCCATACTCCAAAATTGCAAAGATAGCCTTCATAGAAATTGCTATTATTTTTACCTAACTGAATATTCCCATAGGTATTAATATTGGCATAGGTTACAGAACGAGCAATATCTTGGGCTATTTCAACTCCATCGATATATAATTTACAAGCATACATATTACTGATATCTACTACTACAGCCCAATGATGCCATAGCCCATCAGAAGAAAGGGAAGGTTGTGCAGTCCAATATTGAAATAACTCATTGTCAAGATAGAGTAAAGGCCTATTTGTAGCGTGGTTCATACTAAAAGATCCATTATCATCAGTGCCGTGAGAAAAAGTTCCCCTATTAATACCTGAAACACTTGAATTTGCCCAAAAACAATAAGTAGCATCAGCTGTAGCTACAGGAGCTGCTCCTGTTGTAATAGCTGCATTTGTACCATTAAAATATGCTGCCCCATCACTTACAGGTACAACTGAGCCTGCTGCATAATTATGTTTCATAACTAGATTGTCTGTTACTATGCCAGGTGTGACTAATCCTGTTTTCCCTAATGAAGCTCCTATCCCTAGTGACATCCTTAACCTCTATATGCTATAACTTTACATCCAGCTGCGAACTGAACCGCAGTGAATTTCCCATATATAGTAACCCCTGCTGGGATTATAAAATTAACAGCATCTGTAAGTGTATCGCTTGAACGAGTAGTTCCAGATACGTTTAATGTAGAATCATCAAGAGCTGTGATAGCTGTAAATGAGCCTGTATGCTGTACATCATCATCTATAAATAAAGAGCCTGCTTGACCTAAAGATGCATTCTGTGCTTCTTGTACTGTGTAATTATGTATTCCTGCCATGTTAACCTCCTGCCCTAAGCACTGGCTGTGCGTGAATGGGCTCGTTTATTGTTTAATTATTTCTTCTTTGATTTTTCCTTAACCTTAGTAGTAGCCTCTGACTCATTCTTCATAGAGGTTACTATTTCAATAGCTCCCTCTATTTTTAAAAACTGTGCTTCAGTTTGCTTCTTTTGTGTATTTAATGTTTCTAATATTTCATCAAAATTTTTCATCTTCTAACTCCTATTTAGCTGCTTGTATCCCATCTAAAAACCATAGTAAACATTAGATCTCTAGGGGTACCTGGGAAGACAGCCTTGAAGTTATAGGCTTTACCTTTAGTTAGGGTATTATTGCCGCTATCCATAGAACTTAAATCTAACGTGTTAGTATCATATGTCCCTGAATCTATAGTGGCATGCTTCATACCAGTATTAGCTCCTGAGCCTGCTGCCTCACTATCATCATGTTCATAAATATAGATACGAAAACTACCGTCTTGTGCAATAGAGGATCTAAATAAAGCTTTTTCAATAGTCCCATTATAAGGAGCTATTATATTTATATATTCATCTGTAGCGGAATCTGAGGTTTGCTCATCTATGCCAGTCACAGGTAGCCATATAGTAGTACCTGAAGCATAAAAATTCATTAGCTTTGATTCATAGTGATACTTAAGCTGAGTTTGTATATTAGAGGTTGCTCCACTTAAATATCCCATTTCAGTAGGAGATGCTCCATTGATACTCCCATTAGTGGTTATTGACCCACCAGTCCTTCCGATCTCAAATAATACTGTTCCTGTAAGGTTAGTATTATCAGTTATCTTAAAACTAAGTTCGCTATTGTCAAATCCAAATGACCCCCTATCAGTATCATTTGTTTTAAAATTTATATAGTTATCAAATGTTGAAGATGTTTCAAAATTGATATAAGAAGCAGAAGCATTTTGTATCTTTAAGCCTACATTATCAGTACCTTCACCATGCACGCATAGCGCATTACCAGAATCAGCTTTTAACCTTACATTCCCACCTGATGCGAGGTTCAATTCTAAAAAAGTATCAGCGAGCTTTACCTTATCTGTGTCTCCCTCTCCACCAATTAAAACAATACCTTCTCCTGTTCCAGTGGCACGAGCATCCATTCTTATCATTCCTGCTGAATTAGTTCCAGCAGGGTTATGGACTATAGTTACTCCACCAGTTTTTTGATTGGTAGATGATAGGGTAGTATAACCATCAGATGTTAGTGTTAGATCAAAGTACTTTGCAGTTGATTCTGCAGAGTCAGTATTATTAGCCTGAATCTTTAAGGTTGGGTGAACAGTAGAGCTATCTAATGCATAAGCCATTTGCACAAGAGCTGTTCCTGCCCCAGAGCCAAAGCCAGCAAAATCTAACTTAGGGCCTTGTATTTCAAGATTATTATTTACAGTTAGATTGCCACCTACTGATGCAGATGTCAATAGGTTGCCTGTAATATCATTGTTAATAGTACAACTAGTTAGAGTTGTGTCACGAATAGCTCCACCTATAATACTAATGCTAGGAAAAGTTGCATCTGTGATGTAACCAGTACTTTCTGCTATTGTGAATATAGAGCTAAGGGATGAGTTTTTAATCCTAAAAAAGGTTGCAGACTCAAGCTCTACTTGATGATCTAAATTATTTTGAGTTGAGCCACTATCTTCTGTCCATACAGGCATTAGTAATCTTCTCCTTTAACATGGGCTCCCATTACCCGATTATCATTGCCATATTTCTTTGCCTCATGTACAGACTCTCTATACTTTCCTTCCCAATATTGAGCTAATTGTATTCCTTCTGGACTTCTCTCATATATCATTGAGTTTACCTTTGAGATCAATGCATCTTGAAACATCTCAGGTAAATCACTCTCATCATTTAAATTTATACTTGCACCTGTCGAAAAATGGTCAGCTAACTTTGAGCAGAATACTCTAACTGTAGAAGCTGTAGTTGGAGACGTAAAAGTTGCTCCATAATCTGAAGTGGTAGCAATACCGATTTTACCTCTTTCAACCCACCACGTAAATCCTTTAGAATGACTCATGATATATCCCTCTTATCAGGCCTACCTACAACTATATCTGCCGTTTCATCATCAACGTCTACACTTGATATTCTTATTATATTTTTAAGTAGGTTATAGTAACGCACTCCTGCTTCTGTAGAGAAGGTGTAAGAAGAGTCTAACACCTCTGTTTTTCTACAGAAATCATCAGATGCACGATTAAGCATCTTAATTAAATTTTGATTGGTCTCATTTGGATGAGTGCTTTTTAGTATTTCTAACATTTCTTTTAATTTCATCCTGTTAACCTTTGCATTTCTGCTAAGTATAAAGCCTGTAGATTGGCAGACTCTAATTGCATTGCACTTGCAAGCTCTACATCTTCATCAGTATGTATTAATTCTCCAAGAAGAACTTGTGCTACTTTTATAGCAGTACCTAGCACAACTGCATAAAAAGCTGTATCTGGTAGACCAGTTATACTTGTATCTGATGCATCAATACTAGGATATCCAATATAATCAACAGCCGCCTCTGTCCCTGTAGGATAACACTTTAAATCTCCAGATTGTTTTATCACATACATTGGAGATGTTGAATCTGCATAATGTATCGAATTTACATCCGTAAGCCAATGTTCTAGTGATGCATCCTTTAGGGATGCCGAGTAATTGTTTTGAACTACCTTTATAATCCTTTTATTCTTAATAGCCAATACACTACTTGAAGTGTTGGCTGTACTTGAATGTGGGGATAATAGCATTGGAGGCAAACTATCCAATACAACCTTAGCAGATGCATCCAAGAGATCTTCTAGTTTTGCATCGCTAAGACTATTTGGTATTAAGTCACTTACTTGTAATTTTAAACTTTGCATATAATCCCTTT